TCAACTATGGGCACATCCTTCAGGCAAGATCATCACATTGCCGTATCGCCCTAAGGAACAAACAGCAGTGCTACTAAGTAAGAAACTAGCAGCGGTCAGTTAGTGACACTGGGGGCAGTTAATTATGCCCCCTATGTTATACTTAAGGTCGCCAAGCGGTTTCCAAAAACGCATGACTCCCCTAACCTACAAAAGTATCCAGACGATCGATAAATATTTTACGAAATTAGTTTTTCAAAACCTTGAATTCTAAAAAAATTTCCCAGCAAAAAAATGACTGAAAAACCCGACTTTGAGAACTTCGATAATATCTTAGAAAACTTCGATAAGTTCTGTGATGAGTTTGAGACACGCGCCGCTGAGGCATTTATGAGAGGAGACCAGAATAATGGAAAAGTTGTTAGAGCAGCAACAGAAAAACTTGGAGGAGAAACTCCTAGTGCTGTTGCAGAGATTGGAGAGTCTGGAACAGAGGGTGGGGAACCTGGAGAGACCGACGATAGCGTATAGACGCCCCACAGGGAAAGACTACGAAACACTGTCAGACACTTTAGATTATCTTCACAATAATGTAGAAGGAATTAAACAAGATTTGTTAAAAGTAGCACAATCAGTCTAATGGCAGTACCCTGGATAAATTTCTTAGCACCATCGATGGGCGGTATAGGACCCATTGAGTTAGCGGACCAACCGAAACTCAATGAACTTACCAAGAAGAACAACATACCATTTTATGCTGGGAGATTTTATCCAAAGGACTCACAGGCAATTATCGATGGTACTCTCCAACTTGGATTAATTTCTCAGACTCCACCGTGGCTTACGTGGGAGGAGATCGAGAGCACTCAGATTTGGATGATTCCAGTCTTTGAGGATGAGAGGGTAGTCTCTACGGTGACTACTATAGAGAGGGTTGATTTATGGCCTAGAGACCCTGAGGAGGGTCTTCCAGAGTGGGAGCAGACATTTTATGATGAGCAGATCCAAAGCGAGGCATGGGGATGGGGAGGAGGTCTTGTAGGCGTCAATATTGACCCAGGTCTTGTAGTCACTCAGAATGTTGTACCACCAGTTTTGTTTCTGGGATATGTAGGTATTTCTGCTATTAGTGGGAGGATCACCGAGTATGCGTTTTATGATCAGGAGATGACGTATATCAAAGCACCTCAGTATAACATGCCAGGGTTAGCGGGAGGTGATTATGAGTACACCGAGATTACTAGAGTAAGGGGTGATGGTATATGGACACAGACTCCTGCAGAATTACCAGAAGTGGGCGAACCGTTTGTGATTGAAGAGAATGGAGGGTATCCAGCGAATTTTACTCATCTAACGCCGAACAGTGGGTATTCTCAATGGCACATGAGTCCCGATATAACCGAAGCGCGAACATGGGGTAATGAGACCTGGGATGCGCTGACAAAGTTTAATGATGATGGCAAACCTCAAATTGGTACATTTCAAGAATTTAAGACGAGTGAATTAGACACTGTTGTATTTACGATCAAGGTATCTGCAATAACTGTTGTTGTACCAGATCCTGCACCAGGCGAAACGACATTAGCGTTAGCAGATTACGCTAGTGCTGCACTGGAGACTTTTGGTAGTAATTTAACGAATAATATTTGGTATTTCTATCTTCCAGTAAGATATAATGGAGAAGTTGCGGCTGAAAGAATACAGTACCTTCTAAATAGAGCAGCAATCAAACAGGAGGACGCATGATACCCGTTGGACTGCTTGGTGCTTACAGTAACCATGATATTCATCCAGTTCCTGTACCGAAACCAGCACCCGCAGGTGTTTCTGCAAATGTCTATATTAACGGCAGAGCAGCACACCATGTAGGGAATCAATTTGTGGAGCATACTATTCCTATGATTCCACCACCACCATTGCATTCTGATGTAATTATATCGGGACATCCTACTGTATGGATCAATGGTGCCCCTGCGGCGATGCAAATCGAGAGTGAGATAGTTGCACTACCTCCTGGTATTGGAGTGGGTTCTCTGATCCTTACAGGGTCACATACGGTTTTTATGGGAGAGGCACCACCATTGATTGGTACAATCTCTAATGGAGAAGTTACTGTACCAGAACCACCCGCAGAATAATATGCTATAATATTAGAGTCAATTGATAAAACACTATGGCACGAAGTAAAGTTGGTCTTAACGGCGGAAAGATGATTGAGTCTCAACCTAAGAGTACTCGTCAGGGTAGTGGGAAGAATACAAAATATGCTGCTACATCTCGCAATAATGCACGAAAGGCATATCGAGGACAAGGAAAAGGATGAATTTAATTTGCAATCTCCCTGCTGAGACTGTATGGGTTCGTAAAGAGTATTTGCGAGATCATGTAGATGGACATGGAGAGTTTGTCAGGGGTGTCTGGGTGTCGGCAAAATCGATACCTGGGCGCTCTTTTTATTTTGAGACATACTTACCAGACTATGGAGCGATGTATGACAAGCTACCTATAAGTGCATTTCTCCGAGAACCGAAAACGCCGAACCCAGATCTTCCATTAGATAACTTACAATTTTGGAATTGTATGGATTATGGGGTAGTTTGTATGAATAAAGGTTTCATTAGTAGTATGGATGTTGAAGTAAGATCTAGAAATCATGGATCACTAAAAGGAAAGTACCTATTCACCTTAGACAATTATCATGCAAATCCAGATGTGATAGATAATAATGTAAGTGAAACTCCAGCGGAGCATAAATCACATAATTGCATTTTATTAGAGAATGGTCAATATGCTTTGTATCCTAACAACAGGATGCGTCTGTATGACCTCTCTATCACGCCTCAGACGCCCTTGATGCCCGATTTCAAAGTATCTACCATAGAATATCAAGTAGAGAATGGAAGCGATTGGGGACGCCTTGGAGACACCGATGATTATTTCTGGCAAACACCAACCGAGAGGGATAGTAACCCCCCTAAAAGTTCTAATCCAACTTTTTTAGCGGAGCAAACAAATGGGACTATTTCCAGTTGATAAAAGTAATAAATTTATCGAAGAGGGAAGAACGCTGATCACCGAAACTGACAGCGAGAAGTACCTCAAAGCACACAATAAGATGAAGAAGAAGGAAGATCTATATCCTATTCCAGAAGACCGTCTTGAGCGTCCTTGTGGAGGTGCTGGTGGATTTGACGATTTTGTAGAGCGTTGGCACGAGTGAATAAATAATAGCAGCCTATTGCTGTGTCTAAATGCCGACCTTTCAGACATTCAAGGATTTGAGTGTTACATTTAAGAAGCATCCTGTTTCCGATGATTTGGTTACAGTGAAAGATAAGGCAGCTATCGTTCAAGCGATTACTGCCTTGCTTCTTACTAGGAAGGGAGAAAGACCATTTCAACCTCAGTTGGGGTGTGATATTCAGAATGTATTATTTGAACCATTAGATTATGGTAGTGCTGGTATTATTCGTTCAGAGATCAAAGATGTACTGAACCGATATGAACCAAGAATTACTGTTAATAGTATTCGTTGCATTCCAGATGAATTGAATAATGGATATGAAGTTGAGTTATCATATACGATTGTAGGTAGAGACGACGCACCGATAGCAGTAGAATTCTTTCTAGAGCGTACACGATAATGCCTTACACTCAGGTTGCCAATTTAGACTTTGAAGATATTAAAATTGCTCTGAAGGAATATCTCAGAGCACAGTCAGATTTTACTGACTATGATTTTGATGGCAGTGCATTATCGACACTGATCGATACACTCGCCTATAACACCTACTATACGGCGTTTAACGCTAATATGGTAGTCAATGAACTATTCATTGATTCTGCCACGCTGAGAGACAACGTAGTGGCAATTGCGAAGCAGTTAGGATATAGACCCAAGAGCGCAACGTCTCCAACTGCTTATGTGTCATTTAATGTAACATATGGTACTTCAACTAGTGATACCGAACTCCTGCTAAAGAAAGGAACGGGATTCATTGCTTCTTATGACAACAACATCTGTCTCTTATACACATCTGACGCTGCCGACGACTCCTTACGTG